ATCATTACCACTGTTCCATAGAGTACGGTTGTAGTCTGAAACAGGGTCTTTACCACCTGTTGTGGTTAAAGAATTCTCAATGTACCATCCACCTGGTCCTTGGAATGCATGTGAATAGACCTTAACCCAAGGGAGTTCTTCTCCTTCAGGTGCTGGAAGAAAACGGATAACTGCTGACCCTACGCTGGTCTTATCCAATTCTGCTTTCCAGAATCTTTCATCTGCTCCTCCAGAAGATGAGTTCATCTTCTCCACTTCTTTTACTAGTCTATCAGTAAGAGAACCCAGTTTAGATTGTTTCTTTAGAGAATCAAAAGACATTTAGATTACCTCGTATTTGTTGAGATTTGGCTTGTGTGTATTCAGTATACAAGAATTACCCTGCACTGTCAACTACTATATCCTTAAGGATTTTTTTGTAGTGGAATACATCTATATTTATGAAGGGAGAATATTTTTTTATTTTCATACTAAAAGACTCCCACACAGGATCTGTCATTTTTTTATCAAATTCCACCCTGTATTGTAATATCTTATCATAAATTACTAAAGTTTCAAGAGATATCTCCTTTCTCATAAAACTCTTCAATATAGGAGGATGTCCTCCTTTGCTACATTTAAACAAATCATCTATTTTCTTATTTTCAAATAATTTGGTAGATTCTTCTTTAAAGGTATAAGACAAAGATCCTATTTTCTTCTGCCACTCTATATAATTTTTTTCTCCAAATTTTACAATATTTGACATCCACACTTGCTGAGAATCTACATCATTAGCAAAATTAGAAACAAAAAATCTTTCAATTTCTTTATCTGAATATTTTCTAGACATTCTTTCAAAGAACATTCTATCAGTGCGACCTTTCCTATAATCCTTATCACCTTTTTGCCCCTTTCCATAGAAAGCTTCTGTAGATGCTCTTATTCTCTTATTATTATATAAAATGTAATCATACGCATTTTTAGTAAAATGCGTTTTCATAGCAATATAAGTTTTATAGCAATCAAAAGGAGTCATGTAAAAAAGTAATAGAGCAAAAAAATCCTGGAGATTTTTTTCCCCCTTTTTTGGAATTAAAAGATCAATTTGGCACGGGAGGTTCTCTTTAAAAAGTTAAGCTCTTGTGCCTCATACTTTATCTTCTCTTTAAGTGGTTTGGGTATTAGTTTAGGAACTGATTCTAAATCAATACTATTCTGATCACAGAAGTGAATGATAGCATCAATGTAATTCATATTTTTATTCACTTGAACAAGAGTTTCTATTTCTTGAGCGAACCTTGAGGGACAAAAGAATTTCTTCTCTAATACCTTTTCTAATTCATTGTCCATCAATTTTAGTCCCAGTGTGGTTAGATACAAATTCTTTTATATACTTAACTAATAGTTTAATATAATCTTCTTTATTCCTTTTGTCAAATACTTCAACTTCACCATTAGGTGTCACCATAATAGTGATTAATTTTGTGACTGGTATGTCTGTTAACTCATAATAGGCAGCAGCATAGAACATCTCCTGCACAAAATAATTTTCCAACCACTTCTCTGGTTTAATCTTACTTGAAGTCTTAAAATCTATAACTGCTAACTCACCCTCATATTCTGCTATACAATCAACTCTACCAGCAAGACCAAGGTATTCTGAGTAGAGTGTCCTTTCTATAGCATGTATGTTATTTATCTTATTCAGATATGGTGTGGCATGATGAAACATGTACTTTGTAACTGGAGTAAACAAGTCCCAGTTCATATCTTCATTTTCTAGATACCTTTGAGCTGCCTCATGGTAATCAGTTCCCCTAGCAGTTGCTGCCTTGGTTATCTTATTAGCTTCCTTTTCACCTACCTTCCTACGCCAATTTATAAAGATCTGTCTATTATAAAAAGAAGTTACTGATGTAATAGATGGAACCCACTTACCACTTGGTAGTTGATACAACCTACAACCAGGAGTTTCTCTTTTATCTAATTCAAGATCACCTAAAAAATTACAATGGGTAAAACTCATAAATTCAATTCCAATTTAGATAGTAGATATTCTTTACACAAACCTGACCTTACTATATCTTCTACACCAAACTCAATAATATCTACTGATGGCATAATCCTAAGGATATTCATGAAGTCGTGAATACCATTTCTTTCATTCTGTTTAATCAAGTCAGTCTGAGTAGCATCTCCACAGAACATAATCTTGGAGTCTGTACCTATCCTTGTTATTATACTATCTAATTCATGAAAATTCAAGTTCTGAAATTCATCAACTATGATGATAGCTCTATCTAATGTGGTATCTGATATAAGAATGACTTATCCTCATGATCACCAGGTAAGAATCCAATCTCTCTGGTGGCAACAAGTGACCTTACAATGTAGATCTTGTCATAGGGTGTATGTGGGTCTAATACATCACCTAGTGCATTGAATAGAGTGATAAATGTTTTGCCTGTACCTGCTGCACCATAGGCAACTAAGTTCTTATTCTTAGCATAAGATTGGAACAAAGATTTCTGATTATCAGTAAGGGCTTCAACATCCCTTAACATATCAGCATTGATTGGTTTCTTTCTTTTCATCTGCTTAGATGTTAATCCAACACCAATGGGTTGGTCTCCATTTTTTTTCTTTCTTGGCATATTAGTCTATTTCAATGGCAGATTGAGTTGAAGATTCGTAAGATCCCCTCTTAGCTAATCTTCCAGAGATACCTCCAGATTTTTCTGCTTTCTTGAGGACCTCCCCCCATCCAGGATTCTTATTAACAAGTTTATCTCTCCACTCACCAACCTCACCCACACCAGGCATGGTAGATGGATCAGAATAATCCCTCAACCAATCAGGATTATCTTCACGCCACTGGTCCCAATCATGAACGCTCATCACAACTTCTTTTTGTTCACCAGTTTCTGTGTTAACTACAGGATATGTTGCCATAAAACTTAATAATGTATTGTTATTTAGACCCACTCAAGGGCTTGAGAGACACTTGGAAACTGCTCACAGAATATTTTTCTACATTCTTCAGCAATTCTCATGTGCTCTTTCTGTGTTCCATGAGCAGATCTTAGATTGATGTAGTGTATCCATGACCTCACAGAGCCAGTCATGTATAGTTTAGTAGGTGTAGCAAGTGGTAGAACAAATCTAGCACACTCCTTTGCAACACCAGCATCTAACATATCTTTGTAGAGTTTCATTCCATCTACAAAATGCCTCTGCATCTTGAGATCAAAATCTTGAACCACAAAAGGATCTAAGTCATCAATAGAATTTTGTCTATTCTTATCATCTTGTCTTCTTAGTTCAGGTATGGGTATAACTTTAGATAGCATACTACTATCAGCATATCTCTGAGAGAACTCTTGATAGGTAAATGATCTATGCCTAAGTATCTGTGCTGCTAGTCCTCTGGTAGTTTCAATCTCCAGAGTCATATGTGCTTGCTCAAAGACTGACCAATGACCGTGCTTTATGCAGTAGCTTAGCAAACCAGCTACCTTGGGATTGTCCTGATTCTTTGGGTTGCTCACTCTTGCCACGTAACCCATAGTCTCTTCTGCCTTTGGAGTTACTGTTACCAATTTCACGTTCATGTTGTTTCTTTTCACGTTTCAGTTGTTTCCTAATCTGTTTGGCATAGAATACATCTTTCTTACTATACCAATCAGGATGCTCCTTTGCTAATTTAAGAAGTTTCTTTGCTGCCTTCTTGTCCTTCATTCATTCTAGTCTGGATACCCATCATCATCATCAAATACTTCGTCGTAATCTGTAAGATGGGGTGTGCTTTTGTATTTATATGCTGACACATCTGAATAAACTTCAGACTCAAGAGACTCAACTAGCAACTTAAGATTCTTAACTATGAGTTTTAATCTATCTCTTTCCATTATCTTTTCTTAAAGTAGTGGTTTATTACTTCTAATTGATCATGATATCTTGCTATCTTATCTAACTCAACTTGTATTGCCTCAGTTATATCTGAATGCTCTCCTATGCCCATGGGATGCTCTAGATAGACTTCAACATTTGCTTGATGTTTTGCTATCTCACCTTTAGCATGTGACATTACTGCATTCAATAATTGATCTCTCATATGTAACATAATTTTTCCAATTTTTTACATTATAGTATAAAAAAAGAGGGGTGTAAACCCCTCTTTAACTTAACTGCAAGGAACTGCCTTGCTCTTCACCTTAAGACCACGATACATAAGATCATGTCTTTGCTGGTGCTGATGCTCATCTATGAGCATTTTTCTGTACTCTTCAGTGTCATATTGGACACCACGGTAAGTGACTTGTGCCATTGTGTTACTCCTAAAGTAATTGGATTTTTAGCCCCGTTCCTTTAGTCATGTGCGTCCTCAAAGCATTCAGGTTCAGTGCTCTGTGCCACAAC